TTCTTCCTGCGGCATGCCGGGTGCGTCTTGCTCAGGCGTGGCGGGCAGTGATGGCTGGACATCGGCAGCATCGGCCGGGGCGGCCATGCTGTCCAGACGTTGCTCAAGAGGTTGGATGGCCATCAGTTCGCTCCTTGTTGCGGAGCGCGACGGCCCCTACTTACGCCTGTCGGATTTCCTGGGGCAGGCTGGTTTCGTCCAGATCCTTCGGCACTCCCTCCGGGTATGCCAGCTCCAGGTAATTCTCCCGTGTTACCGGGAGTTTGAACTTCTTGAGCAGATCCAGGACGTAGTCCGGTTCGCTCCCACTCTGGGGCGTTGATACCGCCTGCGGCTCGGATAACTTCATTGCGTGCCTCGTCTTGTGAAATCTGACCTTTTCGATATTTTAGCCAGATACTGTCAATCTGATCCACATTTTTTGCCTGGCTTTTGAACGTGTCGGGGAACAAACCACGCACTGCTTCCCAGGTAATTGACTGCATTTCACGGGGCAGAACTCCACGCTCCTGGGCTGCACGTCGGTATGCCTCTGCATACAAGCCATAGGTGCCTTGCACGCCAGTGATTGAGCTGTTCTTGGGGCCGCCTTCGCCAACCACACCAGAGCCAAAGTTGTGCAGCACCTCGCGGCTATTGCCAGACAACGGGCGCAACAGGCCAGCTGCCACTGCGTGGGTGTCAATGGTCACATGGCCAGCAGGATCTGCCGGGGCATAAATGTTGTTGTAGAAGTTCCGCACCTTGTGCTGTTGTCCAAGGTTGGTGGAGATGGTTGGCAAGGTCGGATCTTCCAAAATCACGATAGCCTTGCCAATCTCGTTCAGCGATCCCCAGCCAGTCTTGGTCGGTGTTCCGTTGGCGTTCAGGCGCACGCCCATGAAGTCGCCCTCGGGGCTGACAACTTGATGCTCACGGGGCAGCTTGGCCTGGTCGTAGGTACGCAGCCACATGGCCTTCAAACCAGGGTCTTGGATCTCGGCCAGAGTCTTGCCACGGATGGCATCAACCATGGGCGCATACTGAGGCTTGCTCCAGATGACCTTGGCCATCTCATCCATGCTTGAATCCCAACGGGCCGCTTGTTGTTTGGACATAATGTCGAGGACACGCTGGCCCAGCGACACGTTCATGAACCAATCCTTCTGCGGCGAGAGCACAGCCAACACACCGGACACGGCCTGGTCTGGCACGCTGTACTCAGAAGAGAAGCGGTCAGTGATGTTGCGTGCGCCGTCATACCAGAGCTTGCTGCGCTGGCGGGTGGCTTCTGGAACCTGATCATGTAGGAACAACAGGTTGTTTTTCACCTCGGTGATGAAGTCTTCAGCCTGGCGTTCTGGGTTGCGCGCCTTGCTGGCAAAGTTCGGATACTGCTTGACTAGGCCGACGTTGTGCGCGAAGGCTTCCGGGTCGCTCTTTGATGCCTGCAAGTCAATGACCAATTTGTTGGCCAGCGGATCTTCGGTGGCTTTGACCGCGGTGGGCAACCTGGTGCTGACCACGTTGGGGCCAGGTGGCACGATATTCATCTGCACCGGCGTGCCCAGCTTTTGCATGGTGTCCAACACCATTTCGCCAGCTTTTGGAGCCAGCGCCTTTGCACCAGTTGCAACAGCCTTGGCACCCTTGGCCAGCACCAGCGGGTCACCCACCAGTTCACCGGCCACCTGGCCAACACCTGCAGCGGTCTGGCGCTGATCGGGCGTGAGGCCAAAGGCAGACGTGCCCTCTGGCACAACCTGCGGCAGGGGCGGCAGGGTGATATTGGTGCCGGGGATGGTGTAGCCGTTCTTACTCACATCCTCACTGGATGGAAAAAATGAACGCTCCTCGAGCGCACCGGCAGCGCGGCCAAGCCGATCCATGAAAGAGCCACCCTCGCTGTCGGCGGCCAGGCGGTAGATGAACTTGCCCAGCTTCTCAATGTCGCCGCCCATGCCAAGGCCAGACGTCACCACGCCGCGAGCAGCACCGGCAGCAGCATCAGGCGCACCCAATATCATGCGTTCGCCAATGTCGCTTTTCTGCGACCGTTTGCCAGCACCAGGGTAGACGCCAAAAGCAGCGCCAGCATCAGAGACCACGGGGCTCGGCCCTGCAGCCAGCTGCATGCCGTCAATGCTGGGCTCGTCCTGCACCGCCGGCGGGTAGTCCCGCGCAGCGCTGAAGTCGATGTAAGCGGAGTCGAAGTCTCTAATCATTGTGCGTCCAGTGCATCACGTTGTTGCTTGATGATCCGCAGCCGCTGCTGGATGCTTGAGAGGTCTTCCTTCTTGAGCCCCAGCTTGTCTGCCTGGCTGGCGATGTCGGCGTAATCCGACTCCTCGGTGAACACGATGCCGGTCTTGCGAATGCTGCCCTCGCGGCCATACTGCTTGTTGAGCGCGTCCAGCCCGTTGCTGATGGCCCTGGATTGCTCGCTGGTCTGGCGCTTGCTGATGACCTGCTGGGCCACTTCAATGCGGGTCGGGGCAGGCTTGCCCTGCGCCTGCGCGTCTGCCGTCATGCGCTGGAACTCGCGGGTGAAGTCGGTTGTCAGCTTGGCGTAGGCTGAGTTTTGTCGCTGGCTGATGTTGAACTGGCCAGGCACGATCTTCGACTCGGTGCGGAACATGCGTTCAATGTCGCGCTCCTCGTCGTTGGTGCGGGTGATCAGGAATGGCAGCAGGCTCTCGCTCAGTCGCTTGTAGCCGATGCCGAGCTCTCGGCCGCGGCGCTCGATGGAGTTGGCGTCCGGGTGACGGCCTTCCATGATCTCGGTCTTGAGGATGAACTCAGCACGCGGGTTGGCCAGCTCGCCCTCTGCACGCTTCTTGGGCAGGTCAAACACAGCCTCTGGGGTGATGGCCTTGGGGCTGCGAATGCTGATGGCACGCAGCTCCTTGAGGGCCGACTGGTTGCCAGTGCGAAAGAAGTCGGATTGAAGCTCGGCCACGCGAATGGTGTCTTTCTGCAGCGCGTCCTTGTCGGCCTGGTCAGATGTGGTCTGGCGCTCGATCTGCACGGTTCGTAGGTTACTGCGGATCTTAGCCTTGTCCTCAAAGTTGATCGCGTTCCACAGGGGCGTCATCTTCCCGGCGTCGCCTTTGTCTAGCTTGGCGATGGCCGACATGGCATCGCCAGCAAAGCCGGTGTCGGTGACGTACTTTGAGATCACGCCGATGGTGGCCTGCTTGGCCTTGGCGCGGTACTCAGTGACCATGCGCTCGGCTTCCTGCAGGCCCAGGCGTGGCGTCACGCGCTGGTAGATGCTGGCAATGGTGGCATCCACATGGTCAGTCATGGGCCGTGTCTCGCCCTTGGCGTTGATGTAGCTCACCTGGTCAATCGTGGCCTCCAGGCGGTTCATGTCGTTGTCCAGCGCCAGCCGCAGCTCGGCTGTGTCAACCTCACGCTGGCGCTTGGCCTCGAGCTCGTATGCCTTGCCCATGATCACGCTGGCGCGCATGCCCATGGTGTTCTGGAACTTGATGGCAGCCTCTGGATCTTGCGTGGCCAGTGATCTGGTGAAACCCTGCGTCACGTTGGCCATCTTGTCGGCGGCCTGCTTGGACGTCATTCGGTTGTTTTCCACGTCAATGAGAACTTTCTGGAACTCATTGTCAGCGTTGACCTCAAAGCGGCCAGACAGGTCAAACGTGCGGAGCTTCCGCATGGCCACGTCGTAGACGTTGAACGTGCCACCCATCTTCAGCGCTGCGGCTGCGGTCGGGTCGCCATTCTTGGCCAGCTGGATCTGCTCGTCGCTGACCTGGTAGTTGTTGAAATAGTCAACCTTGGCACGCTCGACGGCTTGCTTGCCGGCCTCTTCGTACAGCACGCTGCTCATGCGGTCGAGGGCTTGCGCCAGCATGCTGGATGACTGTGCCTGTGCCTGGCCACCCACAAAGTTGACAGCAGGCTGATTGACCTGCTGCATCGGGACATTACCCGCAGATCGCAGCTGCACCTGGCCAGATTCAATTCGTTGTGTTGCCATGTGCGCCCCTTATGACTTGAATACCTTGGCGAACTCAAGTCCACCTTTGGCCAGCGTGATGTTGGACAACAGACCGCCGCGGCTTGCACTTGCTGCACCTGCTTGCTCGTATTGGCCAGCTTGACGGCTTGCGCTGTACAGGTTGAGCGTGTTCTGCATCTGGGTGGATTGCAGCAATGCGGTGGCATCCTCAAAGCCCAGCACCTTGGCTGACAACGCATTGAAGTCGGTCACGGCCAGGTCGCGCATGGTTGCCGCTGTGTTCTGCTGCTGGATTCCAAGGTTTGACCCTTCACCAACCACCACGCCATTTGCGGCCGCACGGGCACGCACAGCAGCGTTGGTGGCACGCATGCTCTTGAGTAGCTGGTTGCCTTGGATCTGCCAGTTGCGGGCCTCGATCTCGGCCTTCTTCAGCATGCGGCCGGTCTGGATCTCCGCATATTGCGTATCCATGTCGGCACGCACCTCGGCCACGGCCAGGGTGTCGCGTGCTTTCAGCAAGTAGCTGGTCTGCTCCTGAATGCCTGCAGCTCTTTGGTACTCAGCCGAGGCATAGGACTGCAACAGTCCAGAGCCAGCGAGAAGTTGGTCAGGTGTTACTGCCATAGTTATGTCCCCGAATAAACCGCAACACGGTAGTCAAGACCGAGCAGAGTCATCTTCAGCGGCAGGGTCTGCGTCACTTCAATGGCCTGCTCACGGCTGTAGCCAAGCACACCGTTAACACGTTTGATGCCGGTGAATTCCGGCACAGGGAGATCCAGCAGCGGGTTGTCCAGTATTCGCATGGTGACGGGCTGGTTGTTGATGTTTATCTCCTGCGTGTCCTTGAGCACAGCGCTGATCTCGACAACACGTTTCTTGTAAGAGATGCGCGAGCCGCTCTGCAGCTGGATTTCCACCGGCATGGTTTTGATGTACACAGTGATGGGCAGGCCCACCTCGCAGCTCGTCACGGACGGGCGGTCAAAGGTCACAGTGCCACTGCCGCTCACGGTCTCGTTGGACTGCGGCACGCCGTCTGTGATGACGTTCAAGCTCTTGCCAACGTGTGGCAGGCCGCCAAAGCCACTGGCAGCCCCAGCTGTCAAAGCGCAGTCTGTGTATAAGGTGTCCTGGAACCGCTCCACAAAATACCTGGTAACGCTGTTGAACACCCGCTTTGTCACGCAGTAGATGTCCGTCACGTCAACACCAACGTCGATGAATTCACCGTCTGTGGTGAACTCGCTGGGCGCAGTAATCTGCTGCGACCGCATGATCGAAAACACAGCCATGCTGCCGTCTGTGGTGTTGGTCATCAACAGCAGGTCTGCCTCTTCGGTGCTTGAGGCGCGACGCATGGCGATGCGCTGTGGGCCCTTGAGCAGATGGCCAGACAGCAGCGAGATGCGCTGCGTGATGTAGGTCTGCTGCGTGTCCGTAAACACAAATTCGTTAAGCGACTTGCCCTGGCGCTGAATGTATACCGATCCAGACTCCACAGATTGCACACGGGTGCCAGGCTTGATGCCGTTGCGGCTGACGTTCTTGAAGGTGAAGGTCAGCGGCGTGATGGGATCGGTGCCCTGCTGCGGGACGTAGAACTCGCCACCAGTGGTGAACACCTGGAAGTCACGCGAGCTGATGATGTCGGTGATGACGTTCAGGTCGTTGGTGTCCAGCGTCGCCTCGACAGAATCGTCATCCAGTGACTCGTTTGGAACAAAGTCAAAGAACAAACCGATCTTGCTGCCCCAGACGGTGGATGGGCGAGATTTGCTGCCACCAAAGTACAGGCGGCCCTCATGGAATGTGACGGTGCGCGGCCAGCCTTTGGTGCTCGACCAGACATCCTCGTAGTTGTGCTCCAGCTCCCAGCGGCCAGCATCAATGGCTGTCGTGTTGAAGAAGGGATACTCGGTCACAGCCTCGACCACGGTTGACGACACATATCGCACAATCCTGGCCCGGCCTTGCGGCTGCACGTTGATGTACTGATTGACCGACTGCGTAGTCCAGGTCGTCACTTCATAGTTGCTGGTGCTGTCTGGCGCGGTAGTAAATGCGACATCAACCGTGGCCACCTTGGTGCTGCCGACGTAATCATCAATCAGTCGGATTTGGCCAACCCCAGTGCCGCTGGTGATGGTGACATACATGCCGTTGTAGATATCATCAGTTGCGCTGGCTGTCGATTTCAGCGTGATGGTGGTGCTAGATCCAGCCTGCGCTGCGCCGCTGTCGTGGTGCGTCGTTGAGGCTGTCAGCGTTACATTGCCAGACACAGCAGACGGCGTCAGCGTCGAGCCATTGTTGGTGTGGAAGTCAATGTTGTAGGCGTACTTGGGAATTGAATCAAACGTGATGGTCGTGGCCGTCCATGCCGTGTCGCTGGTGCGGGTGATACGCACAGGTTGCAGGTCAGGGTGTACCACGATCAGGGTGTCGGCGCTCTGCGTCCAGCACATGTCGTCAACCATGTCGCTGGTGATGGTGGTCGTCAGGTAGCTGTTGCCAGATCCGTTGATGTTGGTCTGCACAACGCCGTTCTTGATGATGTACATGCGCTGATGCGTGAAGCACAGCATGTAACTGTCAGACACCGAGAACTGGAATGGCACCAGGCGCACACCGTTGCCAGCGCTTGGTGTGCTGCTGTTGGGCAGTTCGAGAATGAGCTTGGTGCCAGGCCGACGGCGCAGGCCGCCCTGTGGCTGGATCAGAACATTGGTGGCCTTGGCCAGGGCGTTGTTGTACTGCTGCAGGTCAACACGCGCACGCAACAACGGATCGAGCTCGCCCGTACTGAAGTTGGATTGGATGTCGACAAAGCGCGGCATCAGTTCCTCACTGCGATCAAGCTGTAATCTTCGATGACCTTGATTTGATTGTTCTGGCCATCAATCTGAGCTGCTGTGCGGAAGTAGCCACCTCGTCCATTTTCCGAGATGTCTCCCACAGCCACCCGCTGCCACTTGGTTGCTTTGTCTTGTTGCTCAGTAACAGTCTCGGCAATATGCCATGCGACCTGGTACTTGAGCAGCTGCACGAAGTATTGGGGCATCGCGTACTCTGGCACGCTGTATTGGTAGTCAATGAAGACGCTTGGCAAGTTGGTAAGCAGCACATCGCCTTGAATCTCCCAGTCTCGTTGTATGGGTGAGCCTTGGGCAGAGGTCTGCACAACCAGCCGGGGGGATGCCAGGCGATCACCTGGCAGTTGGTATTGGTAGCGCCAAACGCTGGTGGGGGTAGTCAGCAGCTGCGCCAGCTGCGTTTTCTTCATGGAGAACGTCCATGGGTACATCATCAAGGTCGAATCCCTGATGTCAGGGTAGAGGCGGTCGCACACGCTCGACTCGTCGGTGCCGTCATTAAAAGACGAAATTGCCTTGGCCCCGATCAGCAGCAATGCATCGGAGCAGATTGATACACCAGTGTCGCCAGCAGCCATGTGAACCTCTTAATGTGAGAAGGGCCAACCTCCGCTTTTGGCAGAAGTTGGCCCGGTTGCTACTGTCAGCGGTTAATCGCTGTCAGTGGACGACAGCGTGGTGCCATCAGTCACATCCACAACGCCAGAAGCGTTGGACACCACATACACCAGCGTGACCACAGCGGTAGAGCCGGTGGAGGTCACGCAGTGGATGATGTCGCCCACTTCCAGGGTGTTGGCCAGCGAATTGAAGTAACCGCTGGTGTTGACATCCGCGATGGCATCGGTCGTTTTGTAACCGTACATCGACGGGGCGTTGCCGCGCTTGGAAGCGCTGTAGGCGGTAAAGCCGTCTGCAGAATAAGCCATGTTTCAGACCCTCCTATTAAGCGGCAGCCGCGGTGTCGCGGGCCGTGATCTTGACGATACCCTCGGCATCAATCGCCACAGACCCAGCGGAGAACAGGGCATTGACAAGCCAGCTGGTCTTCTCGGGGATGTAGTTGATTTCCGTCTTGGGAGCGATGCCTTCTGCGTAGCCAATGGCGTCGCGGTGGAAGGCGTACAGAGTGCGGTCGCTAGAACCGTCGATGGGCAAGCCACCTTCGGTGCGGTCGCCCAGAACGTGGAACGTGAAGCCCAGGAACTGGTTGATCTCACCTTGCACCAAAGCCTTGACCGTGTTGAAGTCAGAGCTGGTCACCGAGGTCTGCTCCAGCATCGAAGCCAGGGAGTTGGCGTGGATGATGATGTGGCGACCTTCAGCCGGGACGTTCTTGGTGTTGAGGATCTTTGCAGCCTCACGCAGCTTGGCGATGTTCATGTTGGTGTTGGAGCCACCAATAGAGTTCGCCACGGTGCCGGTGCTGGAAGCAGCAGCCAGCGCGTCCAGGATCAGCTGATCTTGACGGCGACCGATTGCATTGCCAACAACCTGGACAAGCTCAGAACGCTCATCGAAGTTGACCTTGGCCTGGCTGAAGATGTCGCTGTATTCAGCGGCGTTCCAGTCGGACAGGGTGCAGGTGACGTTTGAGAATCCGACGTTCATCGGAGTCACATCGGTCTGGGTCACGCGGGCAGTTGCCACGCCACGACCAACTTTGGGGAATTTAACGGTGGAGCCTTCGACACCACGACGCTGACGCACAGCGCCCACCAGCATTGCTTTGCCCTGGTAAGCCTGTTTGACCTCTGCGTCGAAGAGTGTCACAAAGGCGTTCGAGAGAGAAACGCTCATTTGGATACCTCATTCGGTTGATTGATCAGGGTTTATCGCATCGGTGAGCCTGTTGCCAGGGCCTTGCTTGCTGGTTGCGCCAGCCACTCGTCAGCATCCGCTGCGGTTGGGGGTCGGTTTCCCGGTGGGCCTTGGGCTTTGATTCTATGCGGAATTGCACAAGATGCAACAGGGGCGGTTGTTTTTTGTACAAAAAAAAGACCCAGCCGAAGCTGGGTCAAATGGCAACTGCCTTTCGGCAGACCTTGGAGGAGAACTCAACTGGCAAATTGCTGGAACATGCGCTCCACCTTCTGGCGGTAGGCTTGGTCACTCTGGTATCGCGGGTCACCCACCATGGCGTAAAGCTCTTCTTTGCTGGGTGCGCCGTCGACCGGTGCGGATTCAATGGGCACTCGGCCTTCGTAGGCTTCGCGGATTTTCATCAGGGCAGTCAGGCCGCGGGCTGTGCCGCCCATGATCTTGAACTCTTCAAAGTCATCCTTTGACCAGACGCCTTTGTTGACCAGGCCACGGGCCCAGTCGACCATGCCGTTGATGACAGCCTGGCCATTGGGGCCCAGCTGCTGGATCTCCTTGGCTGGGTCGATCATCTCGCCAGCCATCAGCTCTTTGGCGTTGGTCTGCAGTTTGTCCACCAGGTCGTCAAACTGAGCCTGTGACAGACCGTTGTCCTTGGCCCAGTCGGTGATAGTGGTGGCCATGAGGTTTTCCTCAGCGCCTTCGCCGAACTTGCTGGTGTCGTATTTGCCGTCGGCGGGGGCGTTGTGTTTGCCCTGGCTAATCTTGGCACGCAGGTCGCGCCAGCTCTTGGCCATGCCTTCCAGGTCGGGCTCACCCTTCTCGGAGTTCCAGAAATTTTCTGGCAGGTACTCGGGTCGCGTCTTGGGTGCGCCCGTGCCACTTGCTGACGCTGCAGGATCTGCGCTTTGCTTGTGGCTGATCTCAGTCTTCTGCGGGTCTGCCGCAGGCTTGTTGGGGTCGTCAATGGTCGCGCTGTCCAGTAGGCCAGTGTTGTCACCGGGCTGGTCGGTTGATTCGCTCATAGGTTCCTTGCTTGGTTAATCCGCGCCTCGATGTCCCGCACAACAGTTCTCTGCCCTTCAGCAAAGAAAGCGTGAGATGGATCTGTGCCCGGCACGGCAATGGGCACATTCACATACATGTCGCGCAACCAGGTCAGCATCTTCTGGCCTTCCTCGGTGCCAAAGACTCGCAGGCACATCCTGGCCAAGTCTTCGCGCTGCTGTGTCACCTCACGGATGTCAACCGTTTGGGTTTCAAGATCATCCCAGCCGCTCATGCCATGGTTCCTTCAGGTGCTGGAGCTCCAGGCGCACCGCCCATGGCCTGCATTGCCTGTGCCTGCGCCATGGCCGCCACGGCCTGCTGCTGCTGCATCTCTTCCATGAGCACAGCACGCTCTTCCTTGGTGTTCCTGACGGCTGCAGGCACGCCCAGCTTGTCACCCAGGTAGTCCACCAGCACGTCGTTCTTGAGGGCCGTGGCACCGTCTGTGCCGAAGTTGGGCAAGAGCTGCGCGTACTGCATGATCGCGTTGACCTCTTCCATGTTCTGGGCCATGGCCAGCGGGGCGACCGGCACCACCTTGACCTCCAGGCCGTTCACACGCAGTGGCATGTCGATCAGGCCGCGCTCGTCCATCACCTCGAGGATCTTGGCCACCAGCGGGATCATGGTCTCGTTGATCAGTCGGCCGAAGGCAGAGCCCAGGTTCTGCGCGAGCTCCTTCATGCGCTCCACGATCTCGGTAGCAGAGCGGGCGCTCATGTTGTCAGGCGGCAACGACTCGTCCAGCAAGATGCGCTTGATGTTGGCCACCAGGTCGTTGATGACCAGCTGGCTGACGTTGAAGTCTCCAGAGCGTGGCAGGGCTTGCAGGGCAGGGCCTTGGGGGCCACCGTTGCGGGCCACGGGGATGATGGCACCGGGGGCCAGCTTGACGGTGTTGGGGTTGAGCACACCGTCGTCTGCAGCGGTGTAGACGCCGGCCACAGCCAGACTGGCGTTTTTTAGCAACAGTTCTTTGGTCTTGTTCAGCGTCTTGATGTCTGGCAGAGCAGTCATCAGCGGGCCGCGGCCGTAGATCTCGCCGGCCACCTTCATGTAGCGGCTGATCACCCACGGGCTTGTCTTGCGGCGGCGGTATACGATCTCCTGCTTGGAGACCTTGTCAATGACGTGGTAGCAGTAGTCGCCACGCTTGTGGTCGTGGATGGTGGCCTCAAGCAGCTCGATGTCGTCTGTCGGCTTTTGCTCGATGCGTCTGGCCATGTCGTCAGGGATCTTGGCATCTGGCCATTGGCGCTGGATGCTCTCGCCCTTCATACGCATGCGACGGTAGACGTTGTCCACCTGGCCATTCGCGCCTTCCTCGTAGCTCACTAGGAACAGCGGCACAGGGATGAAGTTGATGGGGGCAACGTCGTCACCAGGCTGCACCATCATGCAGGCAGTGCCAACAGACAGGTCGAGCAGGAACTCACCCATGGCGATATCAAAGTTGCTCTGCTTGAGCACGGTGAACATCTTGTCTGCGTAGATCTCCAGCACGGCCTGGGTGGTCGCACGGCGATCAAAGGGAATGTCGTTACCAGCCTCCAGGCGTGCCCACTTGCGCTGGGGCGGGAAAACCACCGACTGCAGACGATTGGCAAAACGCTGGGTGCTGTTAATGGCCGTGGAGTCGAAGACGCGCTGCATCTTCTTGCTGCCGGTCGCGCCACCTTCCCAGACACCATACAGCTGGCGCTGGGGCAGGGCGAACTCATAGGCATCCTGATACAGCTGCTGGAACTCATCCTTCTTTCGTTGGGCGAGCTCCTGACGTTTCAGGATGTCTTCGGGCTTGAGGCGCATGCCGCCCATGGGTGCTTTGTATTCCATCTCAGTCATCCTTTTGCATCTCGTACTTATCAAGCATTCGCCGCCC